TCTGGATTTCAGGGGTGATTTCGATACCACCGCCACCGCTGCCCTCGCCGCCGCTTTCTGGTGCATAAAATTTCAGAAGCATGTTTCGAATTAACATATTTTCCCCTCGGGATTTTGCCGGGCCTCGCCCATAAAAAAGCCCCGGCGGATGCCAGGGCGTGGAGTAAGATGTGATTGTTAGTTGTCTGTGCCTGAGAGCTGCATCAGACGTTCCAAGCTGATCCATTCGCCTTTGTCAGTGAACATATCAGCCAGGTCGATTTCACCCGCGCGGAACAAACGGCCGCGCTCGGCACCCAGAACCTGATCTTGCCGTTGAGCTGGCTGACGCTCGAGCCATTCCAGATACGTGGTTTTAGCTGGCACCTGGCCATCCATGCTGGCACGAGTGCCCTCGTCCATCTCATCAATATCAATGCCGAGTTCGCGCCAAGACTTGAGAATCAGGGTTTCAGTAGAACGGCAGCAGAAATGAATCTTCCCGGGTCCCTGTAGGTAAGGCACCTTATGCCCGACCGGTTTGTTATCCAGGGTATAGCGCAGCAGGTCACGAATAATGCAGTCGTGGCTGGTTTTATTGTCCAGCGTAGACAGCCATTGTTTGCCTTTCACGATATCGCTGTTGACACTGGTGAAGCTGTTGCGTGCTGTGGCAGCCAGATGATTTACGGCTGTTTTAGCGATGCTGGCGGCATTTGCCCTGCTCATCTGCAGTGCGCCGTCGCGATAGTCTTTGTTGGCATGGCCACGAACATTGCGCGCGATAGTTTCTACCGTGTCGCCAGCAAGATAACCCCTGCGGACGGTGTTCACGATACGCGCCAGCCTGTCCGATTCCAGATTCTCCGCCCACTCACTCAGCAGCCGCCCCTGAAAGGGCTGCGCCATCGCCGCGGCATACACCATATCGGCTGTAATGCCCTGCAGCGGATAGTGAGACAGGACCTGTGATGGCAGAAGGGAGTCGAACAGGCTCAGCTGATAACTGGCTTCGTTCTTTGCCAGTGCCACCAGCTCACTCTCGAGCCCTGCCTGCATGGTGGCTACGGCCTGATGGTTAAGATCGCGCACGCTGCCCAGTAAACTCTCCAGACGGCTAACGGTGAAGCTCTCAGGAGGCAATCTCTCCAGCGCATCCAGTAGACGTGCCGACAGGTCCGCGTCCGTCTCGTTAAGCAACTTCACCATCCGGTTTGCCACTCCAGTGGCGTAGCGGCTCAACCAGACGGAATGTGCGATCGACTCATCGCGCAGGCTTTCGTTAATGGTGGGCATATCAGCCTCCCGTCAATGTTGGTGCCTGATTGCGAAGGGCATCAATAACCTCGTCCGGGCTGTCGACCGGGTCAATGAGATCGAGCTTCTGCAGCGCGCGAATCATATCGCTATCGCGCAGCGCACCGGACTGCCAAGCGTTGACAATTGCCGTCACCATGCCCGACTCGGCAACCTTAGCTATGAATTCCTGATTGATGGTGTAACTCGTCGTTTCGCCCTTGATGCCGAGGTATTTCGCACACCAGCCAAGCGCCAGCGTATAGGCCTCAGAAACGTTTGAAACGCAGATACCGAGCACAGAGGTTGATGATGTTTGCTCACCGCTAGCCTGCGTCGCCGTCTTAGCCGTAGCGTTCTGTTCAATCAGGCGGGCGCCCAGTTGAACCATGTAATCGCGTTTGCTGTCCATGGCCTCTTTAGCCAGCATGTTGGGCTGCGCCTGGGCATAACCAAAGGAGCCCTCCTTGGGAAGCAAAAGCGGTGATCGGGAACCAATTTTCACACCCTTCTTCTCGAGGTGATCGCGCCAGTTGGTATCAAGCCCGGTCATGTACGGCTGCACCTGGCCACAGAACCATACGCTGTCTTCATAGTCAGCACTGTTACGGTAATGACCGTGGTTTATCTCCACCAGCGCAGCCAGCGGTGAATCATCAATTGTGGGATCGTTGTTCTGGGCGCCGACGAATGTAAACGGAATTTCATCCCAGTAGTCCTTTCCTTTCGGCTTAGGGTGGTACTCACTGTCAACTGTGTAGGTTCCGCTTGCGGTGCCACCGGCCCGGCGCCATACCCGGCAGATGAACCGCCCTTCTTCCAGCGCCAGCTCGCGGTACTGTATTTCATCCTTGTAAGCATAACCATCCGGCTTTTCTACGCATTCACGCAGGACCACCAGCACCAGCTGATCGCGCCCGTTAATTCGCTTTGTCCGCCAGTTGATGATGTTCTCAGCCGGATAGCGGAGGATGATCGCCTCGTCGGATGCTTCTGCATAGTCAACGTAAAGCCCCTCTCGCGCCACCTCCAGCACGTTCTCGGCCACCAGCTGCGACTGTTGATAGATGCTGGTACCAGCACCGTCAGCATTATCCAGCAGGTATTTCAGCTTTTCAGGACCGTTGAAAGTAGGATCCTTTCGATACGCCATTCCAAGCATGCCGATTTTCGTGTTGCCCGCAATGGCATAGAAAACTGCACGGCGTAGGTAATCCTCATTACGCTTTTTATTGCGTACTGATTTATCGGTTGGATCAAGATATGGCAGGTAGGCATTGCCTGCCGTTTTCACAGCTTCTGCACCTTTGCAGAAATCGCGGTATTTTTTCCAGGCAGCAGAGGCCGCCCGGTGTTCTGGTCGAACCCAGGTGATGTCGTCGTTTGCCATATCAGAAAGTGGTATCCATGGTGATTGAGTATGCTGGCTTCACAATGGGGTAATCCTTCACAATGAAGTACCCGCCAGCATCATTGGGGTGATCGTTATCCGCTGATTTATCCGGTTCGCCATTAGCTGCCCAGATTTGCTGCTCGAGGCTCTCGGTGTAAACCGGGCAGTTCTGCACGTTAACAAGATAGCGGCGCTCGCCATTGGCGTTACAGAACATGGCGTTCATCGAGTTGATGCGGTCTTTAACTGGCGGGTTGGCATCATCAACAATGACGCTGAACCCGGCATCGTTGAGCTGAGCGATATCGGTCTTGCTGGCGTTCTGGGACTTGCGGGAGTCGCCTGACGCATCCGGATAGATATAAATCTCCCGACTCTTCACGTAGCGTCCATCCTCGTAGCGCCAGAACTCTTCCTGAATGCGCTTAATCATCGCCGGGGTATCGTATACCTTCACCAGTTCACGAACCGCGCGCGGCAAGCCGTTACGCTTTACGTGAACAATCGCGGCCATTTTCCCAACGTTGAAGTCCATGCCGATAAACAGCGGATCCCCATCCTGAATCTCGTCAGAACAGTTATTCAGCTTGCGGTTAAAGGTGTGGTAAATGGTTCCGCTATTGAGGTTCGTGAACTTCCCGCGCAGATAGGCCTGAATCAGTTCATCAGGGTAAGAACTCAGCAGCGACGGGATGTAATCAGGCGGAAGATTCTTCGCATTATCGAACGTGCTGGCCTGAATCAGTCCATACAGGGCCGCGAGCTCCGGCTTTTCACGCACCGCCTTCACGAACTGTTGGTAGACGAACTTGAACCCTTCTGGCGTCGTCGTTACATCGATGCCATTACGTAGCCCATCAACTTTGTAACGCATACGAGCGATGATTTTTCGCCAGGCCTGTTGCGCTTTGGCTGCGGCCATGACGTCCAGCTCATCCACCATCGCGTTACCGATTTTGAAGCCGACTATTGAGCCGGGTTTCTCCATCGAACGGCAGATGGTTGTCCCGCGGTATCGTCGCCCCTCGTAGAAGTGAACCTCTTTGTTACCCTCATTGATTTTGACGTTCAAGCCCCAGTCAAAGGCCACCTCTTCAATCGTCGGGTAGAAGATGTCACGGATCTGCGGGTACGTCGGCGCGAAATAACCCTGGTTAATCTTCGGATGTTCCCACATCCCTTTGCAGATGCCGCCACACCCTACCCACGTCTTGCCGGAACCGAACCCGGCTACGTAGACTTTGAATTTGTGCTGCATCGCGAGGAAGCGCGCCTGAGGAATGTTAAGTGTCGGGCTGATCCCCATCGTCTGCCCTCGCATCCACTACGTTGATATTGATTGCAACTGGCGTTGGTTCATCGTCCTCACCATCACCGGCCAGCTCTTTACGGAGTTTCTCAATCTCCAACTGCCGGCGCTCGATTTCAATCTGCTGCAGGCGCTGGGCGAACTCGCTATCGGCCAGGCCAAGGCGCTTCATTACCGCTTCGAACATCCGCTCGCGGCTGATTGCTGTGATTTCGACGCCGTTTTTGCCAACCTTCACGCCGGAGTAAGCGAGCCGTGAGACTGCCGGGAGTTTCCTGGTGTCCGGGAAGTAAGGCTGGCCAATACCGTCACCATTACAGCGCGGGCATTCAGGGTTAGGCTCTCGGTTGTGGTCGTAACCGTAACCACCGGAATCATCTGGTTCACGTCTGTCACGCTCAACAGCCTCGAGTCTTTTCTCTTCAAACTCAACTGCATCCCGCCACTGGTAGTGGTGACCGAAGCCCCAGCAATAACGGCACGCGCCGCGGCGGTATTGTGAGAGTTGGTTTGCATCGAAAGTGGCGAGCTGCCACATCTGCGCGAGGACTTCATCGGCACTGCCAAGCGTGCGAGCAATGGAGGCTTTTTGCTGCTGCGCAATTGCCTGCGCAACGTTAGGATTCGCTATGAGCTGACGACCGTAGTTTGGGTCACTATAACCAGCACGCGCAGCGGCGGCTGTGGCGTTATTGTCCTTCAGGTATTCAGCAATAAAGCGCTTTACCTTCGCGCTGAGCTTTATGTCCACCAGCTCATCTGTGCTTTTATCTTTCTGCGCAGTGTGCATTCTTTCCTGCGCAGATTTTTGCGCAGCTGGTTTTTTGATGTATCGTCGGGCAGTCGCGTAATTCAGTCCCTGCGCTTCACACCACTCTTTCGGTGATACGCCGGTTGTGGCATGTTCGGACAGGAACCGTTGCTGAAGCTCGCCCCAGTCCGGTTTAGCCATTGCTTATTCCAATAAAAAAGCCACCAGCGTATGCCAGTGGCTTGGGGGTAGTAATCAGGAATGGATTCGAACATTGAGCCAGAAGATACAGGCCGCCTACACGAGTTTCCAGCTTATAGCAGCGTCACGCTTCGTACGGATCGATATTGCCGAAATTTCGCGCACTTGATCAATGTTTCGTAACATTATTGCAGGTACTCAGTAGGAACCCGTGATAATTTCCTAATTCAATTACGTAGATAACAAGTTTGTTAGTATTAAGGTTGGTATACCTAGCAATAAAGTTAAAATCAAAAATGTTTTAGCCAGTACCTTGTAACCTAATTTGAACATGTAAATCGACTCTGCAAATAATATCAGGCAGAGGACAGGTGACAGGCCAATAAAAAAAGTTGTTAAGGTCGAATACTTTACGACTGACAACACCTTTCTCATCCTTGCAACAGAGGTTAATGATTCAGAAATGCATAACCAAAGCGACACTTGAAATAAGAAAAAGAAATAAACATAAGAACGTTAGCCTTCTCTTTTGAAGTCCATATGAAATCAGCATAAAGCTTAAAAAAATTACAGCCATAGAAAGACTGAGGAAAAATAAGAAGTCATTGATGCCTTCATTGAAGATGAACATACGAATGTTACTCTTTTATTGGGTTATGCACTAATGATAGCGTTTATCCGCAACATTTCTAACGATAAACTCCTGCCATCCAATATCTACAAGTTGAACATTCGTGTAACTTGTATCGCTCAATATTTTGCACAAGGGGGTTTAAACCTTTCGTACTTTTCTCGAGTGACCGTGAAGTTGGTGTCAACTTTCACAATACCAGTCTGCAGCGACTTAATCTACAAAACATACTGACTAGACGTCAATGACGGTGTGGCGACAATGCACTCATCGACTGCGTCAGGACTGACAGAATCGGCGTGCATTGCGCCAGAACGTACCATCAGCAATCTCAGTCGGCGGCTTGACTTGGTTGCATTCACACGAGGCTAGGCCTAAGGAAGTTCTCAATCACCTCCGCTTACGCTTGTTGATCCCCGGTTGAGTGCCACGCTAGTCAAGACTCTGATGCGGAGAATGCCAACTCCAGGGAATCATCGATAAAAAGAGCATGTGAAACTGAGACTACTTTAGCTCTCCTTGCGAGGGCTTTTTTTTGGATAGTGGCGCTTCGCTTGCTAAATATTATGTGTTTTCTAAAGTTAAAAGGTGGCTTTGCTATGTCAGGTAAA